GGTGGTTCGTTAAACTCACTAACATCACCAGTAATCTGAGGCAGTTCAAGGGTAAAGGTATTGCGTCCAATGACATCCAACACGGAGGTAAACGGTCCAGAGTTATGACTGTAGACTCGTACCCTGTGAATGGTTGGGATGTTCATGTTGTCCGACACCTTATCCTTGACCAAGTAGAAGTTTGGCAGCAGGCTGGTTGCGTCGATCTGGTAACCAAGAGCAAACTGTTGAGTGGTCTGATCACCATCCAGCTCCACATAATACTTCTGTCCTGCTGGAGCAGCAGCGTTGTATTGCATCGTTGGATACTCTACAGCACCAGCGTTTGTAGGCGTGGTGGTAACGACACAGGGCTGAGCAGAAGCGATGTTGACGTTCTCTTTGAAGAAAATCTTGGTCACTTCATTTACCGAGTCATAGGTCTTGCTGGGGTTATAATCAACAAGATCCAATCGAAGGTCAATGTACTCATTTTCAAACTCAATGGCTCCACCAGGACTCTCAGCCAGCAACAGCATACTACCAAGCACCGGACCGTTGTCGGCTTGGATAACAAAGAATACCTCGTCCTCACTGAAGGCAACGATATTCAACGCTGCTGGAAACTTCCACTTGAACCAGGAAGCAAGCTGCCGCTCATCTCCTTGGGTATAATACCTGAAGAGGTACACAGCATCAGGTTCTTGGATGGATCGAATACCAAACACCGAAGCACTAAGGCTATTTCTAAACTCCACAATTCCGGTAGGAATATAGGAAGGAATTACTTTTGTAAGCTGTGTGCTCTGAGGCTGCTGGTTTCTGGCAACTTGAATTTCCGTAACCAAGCTTGAGGTTGGGTTCTCCTCAATAAAGGCAATGGTTGCTCCAAGGTCAACAGGATTAATAGAAATCGATTGGCTGTAGTTGGAGATCAGGTTAAGTTCAGCAGTAGAGGCCGAGAAGGCTTCTGAGTTGGTCTGAAGAATGTACTGCGAGTTATCCGCAAACACAATCAAACCATCGGCTTGCTGAATCCCATGACGGAACTGTGTGTTGACAGTGGAACCGGCTGAAATATCAATCGGATCGTTGGCAACAAGCGTAATAACCGTTGAAGCAAAGAAGTTTAGGTAGTCCCCAGCCTGTGAGCAGATAATGTTGGATTCACTCATCAACACCAGGCGGTTCTTAAAGAACGAAATGCCTGAGATTGGGAATCCTACAAAGCTAGGATTAGGGTTGGTTTCCAGGTCTCCAACGGCACGATTTGCCCAGAACTGGGTGGCCCAACTGGTTCCTGAAATTGTAGCACTACCAACGGTTGTGATCTGAAAGACATCACCCTCGTTGTTGCTGACACTGTTCGTGGCTGTGTAGCCTTGTCCAGCACGAGCAATTCGAATGCCAGTGATCTGACGGTTGGCGTTAACGGAGGTGACTTCAAGGCGCAGGTTGATTCCTGATCCACCATAGACAGCAAAGGATTGACCTAGGCTCCACCGAGCATTTCCAACAGAAGTGATGCTCACTGCCGTAGGAATGCCAGTAACAGTTGTGGAAGTCACAAAGGCTGCCGCAGCAGATGCGCTCAGTTCCCTAAAGGTATACGAACCGTTGGCCTCTTTGATAAGAGCGTGAGGCATGGTTGTTGGATTCAAACCAACAGACACACCAGGGGCGATTGTTTCTTCCCAGACACCAGCACCTTTGGATCCGCCATTGCTTGTTACAAACTTGACATAATAGTCATCGCCTGTGGAGTTATTATCCGCAGCAATCTGGATGACTTCTCCGTTAAGGAACTGCTTCGGAAGATCCTGAGGACCATCAACCGTTCCCTTGTAAGCAACGATGCCAGTTCCAGACAGGCCACCCTTTGCCTCAATAGAAAAGTCTGCGTTGTTGACACGCTTGACATGGATAGCATTACCAATGCCAGTCGCAGTATAAATACCACCAGCGTTGATGGCACTTACCAGGCCAGCAATGATTGTATCCGCGTTGAGCGAGCTGCCAGAGGTGGTAGGGGTGTTGTATGAATACGTTGTCGTATCAAGCGTGATCTTGTACGTCGTGTCATAAGCAACACTGGTCAGGACCGCATAGCCAAAAGGAATCTGAGTACTAGATAACGTAGCAGAAGCTGCAACATTAACAGTCCTATTAAGAAAGAAAACGTAATCATTAATCTGAAGGATGTCCAGATCGCTCTGCTTGGTGTGTGTTGCGTAGGTCTGAGCAGTACCAGACAAGGCGTTAAGCGTCTGCTGAATGCCGCTCTGAGCATCCCACAGCCTTACCGTACCATTAAATCCGACCTGCATCAAAAGCTTATCATTCTGGCCCTTTGAGATGAGGAACCAAGTACCACCTGCCACACTGTTGTCCAGCTTACGAGTCAGTCGAATGCCGGGCCTCTTAAGCAAACCAAACGTTGGATCAGGGTAGTAGTTAGTGCATTCACGGAGCTGACCAGGAAGCTTCAAGGAGTCTGGTTGCTGCGATACACCACCAATCAGACCAATAACTTTCTGAGATACAGCAGCCATGATTACCTAGCAATAGCACGAAATGGGGTGTAACTGATGTAGAAGTTCTGACCTGTTTCCAGACCAAAGATGTTTGCCTCTGAGGTGTTGGTATCATAGGCAATACAGTTTGCCCTGAGAACCCCCTCGTCGTTGGCATTGAAGGAGACCATCTCCTGAGACCCTAGGATTCTACCAGCAAGAACGCGGGTAGCCCTCTGGGTGATGTAATTCTTAAAGACCTGAGGCAGATCCTCAAAGTTAAACTTCCATACAATATCACACTTGATGGTGGATCCAGCAGGGAAGGTGTAGGTGTGGTTTACCTTGTCGTACAGTTTACCATCACGCAATACGGTCTGGTATTTCTGATTGTTGGCAAACTTGTTATCTGAAATCTGAAGGACGTTGGTGGGAACAAAGATGTTACCATTCACATCAGCAGTCAGAGGATATTGAACTTCGGTATTGAAGTGCCATCCTTCGCCTTGGATCTCTGTGTTGACTGCTTCGAGTACATTCAGAGCAATAGCGATTTCAGGGTTAGCGACATCAAGGCTGACCACAGGAGCCTGCCCGATGCCAGAGAGCATCTGGTTGATTGCTTGGAGTTGAGTCGTCATGGTTGTCGGGCAGGACTATAAAAAAAAAGGAGGCCCCCGTAGAGACCTCCTAACCTATTCCAAATTTTCTCCAAATTAGGAGTTATCAGACGTTGCGGAAAGCACCGGCACAGGACACACGAACGGCACCAGCACCGTAGGCCAGACGGCCCACGATCACGTCGCCCTGATAGATGACCTTGGTGTCAGCACCAGTGGTCTGAACGCTAGGACCGATCGCCTCGACAACGCCAGCAGCGTCACGATGGAAGATCAGGCCACAGCTGTTGGTGAAGTTCGAAGCAACACCGTAGTTGTTGTTCTCACCGGTAACAGCAGCAGCGTCGATGTTGGCGCCAGAAGCCGAACCATACTTACCCAGGAAGGGGATGTTGTTCGACTTGTAGATCTTGATACCAGCGATCTCATAGAGACCTTCGCCGCTGTTCAGGCTACCACCGGCAGCACCGTACTCACGGTTCAGGATGTTGGTATCGACCTGGCTGATCAGGGCGTAGTACTGACGAGGAGCCAGCACGGCCACACGACCATCCTTAGGAGCAGCGATCTCGTCCAGGCGAGCAGCGGCTTCAAAGAAACCGTCCACGAGGGCCTGAGCATCATACTCCTTGGAGGCACCCAGGTTGATCTGGAAGCCACCGGGTTCGCCGGTCACAGCAGCGGTCAGGCCCGAAGCACGGTCCAGAACGCGGAAGATACGACGGTCATAGAACTCAGCCAGAGCCTGGCCGATCTGACGGGCGATGGGGCCACGGATGTCATACTGGGCCAGGGTCTCGTCGAGGTTATCAACGAACGCCGAGGCGACCAGCAGGTCATCCATTGCGATGGTGGTCTCAGCAGCCGGAGGGTTGCCGGAACCCAGGATAGCATTACCAGGGGTGTGATACCCGGCCTGAATACGACCGGTATGAATGAATTGAGCTTCCTTACCGCCACGCAGGGTGCGGTTCATCACCAGGCCCTTAGCGATGGTGGAGTTGCGGAAAGCTTCGTACACTTCGCCCGTAAAGAGCTTCAGATAAAGGGCTTTCTTGTCACCGGCCTTATTAACCTGGCCGAGTTGAGTTACTGTTGCAGTCATTGTTTTAAGGAAAGAGAAGGTTTATCAGCTTTCCAAGTACTTGGGTTTTATCCGGATTTAAAGTATTTGGTTTTTAGGAAATACGTCCGTTGTATTGGGTGTCTGCCGCAGCAGGCCAATACTCCAGTCATGACTGGGTTTTTAACGAGGTTGTCCCATCCTCAAAAGGTCGAGCTGGGTTTGCACCAGCACTGAGTTCCAGTTGTCCTGGCTGCCTCTACATTGGGCTATCGACCTAGCGACCCCTCTGTTTGTGCTTCCAATGGATAGGCATGAGGGGTGTTTTATTTAGTTGTCCGCGC